ATGCTGGCAACCATGGCAGCGGGCGCAGGATCACCAACAAACTGGGCGTGGACGGACAGAGGCAGACTGTTCCTGCCGACGGAGCGAGAAGCATACGGCGCTCCCGCGTGGGGCAACGCCGGAGGCTACGAGGCGGGCAACCTGTACAATCAGTGGCCCATCTTCGCCGGAAGCTCCCGCCACCTTATCAAAGGGGCCGGAGACGGCGGCGGCCGTAGCAACTGGTGGTTGGAGACCGCCAACTCGGCCACGAACTTCGCGCGTGTCAACATCCACGGGTTTGCCTACTCCGACACCGCGGCCACCACCGGCATCCGCGTGCCGCTCTGCTTCCTCCTCACCTGACACCCTATACAGCGCCCCTTTATGGGGCGCATACCCGGAAAGGAACGATTATGAGCAACGTCTATACAAGAAACAGAACCGCCACCGGAAAAGAGTATTACGATATCGCTACGGCGCTGTATATGGAGCTCCGGCGCGTGACCGGGAACCCGAAAATCTTCCCGAAGCGGACACTCTACACGGACGTGGTGCCGATGCTTGACAGCTGGCACGAGATGCGGAACAACCTGACCAAAGCGGAAACCCGCTTCCCGGTCGATGAGTATTCCCTGAAGGTCCGCAAAGAGTACCTGCAGCGGGCAATCGAGGCGGGCGAAACGCTCTTCACGCAGATGCAGGACTGTGTATGGGCAATCGATTCCGTCACGCCTGACCGGGTGGAGCAGTTCGGCCTTCTGCTGATACAGGAATTAAAGCTCCTGCGAGGCATGAAGAAGAATGCCAAGATTCAGAAAATGAAATAGTCTCAGCAGGTTACCGGCTGTAAACCGTAGCAACTGGTGGTTGGAGACCGCCAACTCGGCCACGAACTTCGCGAATGTCAACAACAACGGGAATGCCAACAACAACAACGCGGCCAACACCAACATCCGCGTGCCGCTCTGATTCCACAGTATCGGCCAGTCAAAGTAAGCCCTGCGCGGGCTGAAATCCGTGCCTCATTATGGAAGGAGCCGGTAACCTTCCCTGAACCTTTTGACGAAAAAGGAGGGTAAATATGTACGGTGATGCAAGGGGCGGACGCTGCTTGCATGGGCGGGCCAGCGCAACAGCCCGCTTTCATGCCCCGATGCTAAGCAGGTAGAACGGCGCACGATAATAAGTCCTGTACGCCGTACCGATTCTTTATGACCAGTGAAGAGAGACACAAGGCACGCTATGAGCGGCGTAAGCGGAGACGCGAAGAGAAGCGGCGCGACGCCATAGCGCAGTATGACAACTATGAGAACCTCTGTACCTGCAACGCGCTCTTCCGGGCGGCGAGGCTGTCCGGGAAATCCATACGATGGAAGGCATCGGTGCAGCGGTATTTCATGAGCTGGCTTCGGAACGTCGTGCAGCTCCGGCAGATGCTTCTGGCGGGGCAGGACGTGACGATGGGCTTTATTGAATTCGACCTTGTAGAGCGCGGAAAGAAACGGCACATCAAGTCCGTTCACTTCAAGGAACGTGTCGCGCAGCGGTCTCTGTGCGACAACGCCCTTGTCCCGGTCCTCAGCAGGAGCCTGATATACGATAACGGCGCGTCGCTGGAAGGCAAGGGAATCTCCTTTGCCCGCGACCGGCTGAAGCATCACCTTCACCAGTATTACCGGAGAACCGGCAGCAACGCCGGGTATGTGCTGCTGATGGATTTCAGCGGTTACTTCGACAACATCATGCACGGGCCTGTCTATGATATCCTTCTCAGGGCTTTTGACGATCCGAGAATCTTCACGCTCTGCCGGTATTTCATTGAACCGTTCGGAGAGAAGTCTTTAGGAATCGGAAGCCAGGTATCGCAGATCCTCGCGGTCTCCTACCGCAGCAGCATCGATCACTATGTCAAAGAGGTCCTGCGCGTGAAGGAATACGGCTGCTACATGGACGATTGCTATCTGATCCATGAGAGCAAGGAATATCTGTGGCACTGTCTGGAAGAAATCGACCGGCTGTGCAGGATGAAGGGAATCAAGCTGAACCTGAAGAAGACGCAGGTTGTGAAGCTGTCGCACGGCTTCCCGTACATGAAGGGAAACTACTACCTGACCGAAACCGGAAAGGTTATTGTGAAGCCCTGCAAGATCAACACCGTGCGGCACCGGCGAAAGCTGAAGAAGTTCCGGCGCTTCCTTGACACGGGGCTTCTCGGGCAGGAGCAGATCACCTGTGCGCACAATTCGTATCGCGGGTATATCCTGAAGGACTACAACAGTCATAAGACCGTGCGCAGCATGGACAAGCTCTTTCATGAGCTGTTCGGCTACGACACGAAAATCAACCGAAAGGAGAACTTTTAATGTTTGTTTATGTAGACGGCTCCAACCGGATCACGGCCTATAACCCCAATGACATGAGCGGAAATACCGGCTGGTATGAAGTTCAGGAGACCATCGGGGAACCCATCACCGAGGAACACGGCGTTCCGATCTATAAGTACCGCAACGGGCACGTCGTCTCCCGTAGCAAAGCGGAGATCGACGCGGATATCCCGGAACCCACGCCGCCTGTGCCCTCTGAGATGGAGCAGGTGAAGCAGCAGCTTGCGGAACAGCAGGTGCTTATCAACGAACAGGCTGACGCTCTGATTGAGCTGGCCGACCTTATTGTTGGAGGTGAATAATCATGGCGAAAATCTATTACCGGAAGATCAAGGCGGGCGGCATGACCATTGATGAAGTGCCGGAACGGTGGAGAGCTGCCGTGCAGGAGCTTCTCGACAACGATCCCGAGTATGACCCCGACTGAGGCGAGAGCGGAAATCGCGGAGAAGGTCCACAACATCATGGACATTCTCCGCACCTTCCCGGATGAATTTATCGACTACCATTGTGAGAAGATTCTCGACAGACTGGACCTTCTTACGAAGGTAAACATGGAGGATTACTGAATGAGCAAATCAAGTATTTGGGCGCGACTGAAAGCGAAAGGCTTCTCTGATACTGCCTGTGCGGCCATCATGGGAAACATGCAGCATGAATCCGCGTTCAGATCAAACAACGTGGAGGACCGCAGCGGCATCCAGGACGAAGTGTACACCGCGCAGGTGGACAACGGGAGTTATTCCCGGCAGCGCTTCCTGAGTGACGCATACGGCTATGGCCTCTGCCAGTGGACGTATTATACCCGGAAGATTGCCCTATACGATCTTGTGAAGCAGCGCGGCGTGTCTGTCGCGGACGAGCAGACGCAGATTGACCTGTTGTGTCAGGAGCTTCAGACGGATTACCGGAGTGTGTACGACGTTCTGGTCTCCGGTGCGTCCCTGTATGACATGACGGCGAAGTTCATGCGCAGCTTTGAGAACCCGGCAGATCAGTCCGCAGGTGCCATCAATGGCCGCGTGAACGCTGCCCAGGCGATCTATAACGAGTTCGCCGGGACGACGCCTGAACCGGCACCGGAGCCGTCACCACAGCTGCCGGAACCGGACACACCCACGACACCCTTCTGGCCGCCGCGTATGCTCTGTGAGGGCATGGTAGGCGCTGACGTGGCAGCATTGCAGGGGCTTCTGCTTGCACACGGCTGCAACGCTCCCCTGTCCGGCACCTTCGACAACAAGACCAAAGCCATGGTTATGGCATTTCAGGGAGAGAACGGCCTTGCCACAGACGGCATTGCGGGGCCTATGACCTTCCGGGCGCTGGGGGTGAATGTATGAACATCGACGCGCAGACCATCATCACGGCGGCTGCCCTGCTTGCCGCTATCGTGGCGATCATGAAGTATTACAACAAGGTCTATGACCTTGTGAAGCACCAGAAAGAGCAGGACAACGATATCAAATCCATCAAGAAGGAGCAGACCTTGATGGTTTATTCCATGCGGGCCTGCCTCGACGGGCTTGAACAGCTGGGCGCGAATCACCGCGTCCCGGACGCAAAGGACAAGCTCGATAAGTACATCAACCAGATGGCGCACGACCAACTGGATTAAGAAAGGAGATTCACAATGGACATTCTCAGCAACTACCTGACACAGATCATGCTCATGATCCTTCTGGCCTTTTTCGGCTGGCTGGGCGTGCAGGCAAAGAACCTGTACAAGAAGTACGTCACCACGGAGATTAAGCAGGCAGTATGCAGGACTGTCGTGCGGACCGTGGAGCAGCTCTATAAGGACCTGCACGGCGAAGAGAAGCTTCATAAAGCAATGGGACGGGCTTCCAAGATTCTGGAAGAGAAAGGAATCCATATCAGCGAGTATGAGCTTGTTTCCATGATCGAGGCAGCCGTTAACGAATTCAACAACAACTTCAACAAGAACGAGGAAAAGGCGCTGCCGGCCTGACGGCGTTCGTAAATCCGTTCGTAAAATCGCCGCTTATTTGTGTTCTACATTGTTGAATTGTGGTTTTCCAAGTGAGGGAAACCGGAATTTCCGAGAGAACAAAAAGCGGTGAAAAGTCCAGCAAATACGGCAAAAGCGCGGGATTCTCGACAAATCTCGCGCTTTCTGTTCTGGCAGGGGAAGAAGGCTTCGAACTTTCTTTGAAACTTCTATCCGGCCAGTAATCACGGGGCCTTCTGATTTTCGTTCGTAATTCCGTTCGTATTTTGGCCGTTATAGAACTGCTTCATCTTCTCTATGTTGTCGTTCTTGTCCAACTTCGACAGGTGCGTATAGATACGATGCACGCAGGTAGGATCACCCCAGCCGCCGACGGCGCAGGTGGTACGTTCATCCCATTTCAGGTGATAAGCGAGGCTTGCGAAGGAGTGTCGCAGGCCGTGGATGGTAATCACGGGCAGGCTGTTCTGCTTGCAGACCTTCTCCAACTGACGACGCAGCGGCGAGGCTGCCTGCAATTTGATCTCCCCTTCCTTCGGCCATATTGCCGTCAGGCGCGGTATCATGACCTGAATATCCCGGCGGGATGGATCGTTCTTGTTGGCTTCCTTATAGGTGAGCTTATCATTCTTATCCGGGACGACGGCGCCACGGACCCGGATCACTCCCCGCTTGATGCTGTCCGGCGTCAGTGCGCGGATCTCCGATATTCTCAGGGAGTGCAGCGCCAGCAGGCACGCGAGCTCGCAGGACTTCCCTTCTATGGCCTTGATGAATACCTGTATCTGTTCATAGTCCAGCCATTCCGTTTCTTTCTGTGCGCTCTGCGGAAGATTTACCTTTGGGACCGGGAAACCGCCATAGTTCAGCGCTGCCGTGACCATCCTCCACCCGTTATAGACCGTCTTCGGGGCTTTCTTCTTTGCCTCGGCTGATATCATCTCCTGCCACGGCATCGTCCATATATCCGCGTCCATGTAGTCAGGAAAGCGATTCTTCAGCATGGATTCATAGGAGCGGACAGTATCAACAGCCAGGACAGCTTCGTTATCATCCACATACTTCCGTATCACGGACTTCAAGCTCTGCTTCGGCGGGGCTTTTTCTATTTTCAGAAACCCGGCACGGACGGCGCGGGCGCGGGCGATGCAGGCTTCCGGCGTGGCTTCGGTGATGCTCTCCCCTTCCTTGCGCAGCTCGATATTCCAAGCACCGGATTTGAGCTGCCGTGGCTTCGGGACCTTGATCTCTTCTTTCTTTCCCTTCTTCTTCCGGGCGAGGCGCTCCCCGCAGAAGGAACAGAAGATGCTGCCGTCGGCCACTTCCTGTGAACAGTATCGACAGATCATCCCATCCACCCTAACCGCTCTACTATATTTCCGATATTCAGGAGCGCAAAGAACACGGCATACACGATCCAGAGATGATAGCGTGGTCGATCAGTGCGAATGACAAGAAAATATCCGAAGAGATAGGCAATGATCTCCTGAATCAGTATAGGGATAATGCCCATTCCATAACCGAATACCAGAGAGCAGGCAACCGAAGCGACCAGCAGAAAGGCAGCAGTGGCGGCAGCCTGCCGCAGCGATTCTTTACTGAACATGTTACCCTCCTATTTCACTAACCTACCAATGAAGCGGTACTCTCTTTTTCTACGGGCTCCAACATGCGCAAGGCGGCGTCCTGCAATTCTGGAGAAGCCAGACGGAAATACCTTATCAGTTTTCTTTCCCGCTCGTCCAGAGCTGTTCTGATAGGCCGCTTGTCCAGCTCTGATATCAAATCTTCGATTTCATAGATTTTGCATAGGGCGAGGAACGTAGGAACCGCTGGCTGACTGATCCCGTTTTCGTATCCCCACAAAGATTTGTCTGATATTTCGATACCGAAGCTCTTCAACTTCTGAACAACTTCCCCGCCGGTCAAGCCGCGTTCGTGCCGCTTGTCTTTGAGCAGCGCGGAGATTTGGTCCTTTGTTATATTTTCAAACATGGCCGAGACCTCCTTCCATCTTCATTATAATACAATCCGTAGAGAAAATAAAGAAATAAATCTAAAAATCTAAGAAAAATTGCTTGACAATCTAAAATCTTTAGAGTATCATGGCTTTAGTCTTAAATTTTTAGAGTTAAGGAGGCTGCACCAATGGCGATCAGAAACACACGCGAGCTCAAGATCAACTACCAGATGATTGACATTTACAATTCCCTTAAGCCGGAAACGCCGGATCAGGAAAGAATCCTGCGTGAGCAGGTGTGCAAGCTCAAGCGCGAGATTCGCGAGTACAACCGCAAGCCCGTTGACGAAGCGAGGATTATCCGGGACGACGGTTTTGACAGCTGCATCGTTCTTATCCCGCTTCCTGAGCGGATCAAAACGAAGGAAGCGGCCCATGACTATTTCATGGACACAGAGTACCGCGAATGCCGCCCGTCTATGTACGATTGTACCGGGCAGATATTCACGCACTGGTTCAAGATCATTTTCCGGCACGGCAGGTTTTGGGCGTATCACAGCATGGGCATGGATGTATGACCGCAGAGGAAGTCAAGGCCCTTCAGGTGGGCGAGACCGTGAAGATCCAGAAGGAAGGCCACGAGCCGATTATCTGCACCGTGGCCTTCCATGGAAACCCGGCAAACAAGTTCCTGACCTACCGGGATAGAGGACAGATTAAGCGTTTTGCCATCCGGGACTACCCCGGCATGGCCTATTCCAAATGACGGGCTTCGGTGAGCGGGAGGGTAGGCTCCTTCCGTGCGGTTCAACTCCGTCACCCGTCACCATGATTCTACAGGAAAGGAGGTAAAGCCCATGAGTGAACAGCTCAAGCGCGACAGCATCCTGCGCATGGCTTCCGGCGCTATCGAAGAGAAGGTTGATTATGAGGTCTCCCGCGTGATCGACAACATTCTCGACCTGAACACGGACCCGAAAGCCAAGCGGAAGATCAGCATCACACTGACTTTCCAGCCGGATGCAGAGCGCAAGCACATTGCAATTCAGGCAGAAGCGAAGTCCACCCTTGCACCGACGGCAGCCGTGGCCACGTCCATGATGATCACCGCCGACGGCAACGGCGAAATGGTTGTTGCTGAGATGGTCCCGCAGATTCCCGGACAGCTCAGCATGAGCGGCATGGAACAGGAGCCGCCGAAGATTCTCAAATTAGTTGCACAACGATAAAGGAGGATAAACCATGATTCAGAAGGCATTGCAGTACCTTGTCAGTCTGAAGGACAACAAGACCTATCAGATCAATGGCAAGACCTATTCTGACCACAAGCTCGAACTGATTGAGGACGAGCGTTTCTACCGGAAAGAGGTAGAGTTCAACAGCCTGGACGCCATCGTGAAGATGATCAAGGCTGAAATCAAAGACTACACCGGCGTCGTCTTCATCCGCGTTAAGGATCACAAGAACGTGGATGTATTCACCCGGCCGGACGACCGCGAGCGCCGCGTATGGCCGTATTCCGCAACCTGCATCGATGCAGAGTTCAAGGCGGGCTGGCGTTCCCAGCAGGAAGCCATTATCGAACTCAGGAGCCGCTTCATTCCCACCGAGGACAGTGAATACCTGCTTAATCTGATTTCCCGCATCAACAACGCTCAGGGCATCCAGACCAACGACAACGGCGTTTCTCAGACCGTCGTTACCAAGCAGGGCGTCACTCTGATGGGGAGCGAGGTTGTCAAGCCGCGTCTCACGCTTCAGCCCTTCCGCACCTTCCGGGAAATCCCGCAGCCGGCAAGCGAATTCATTCTCCGACTGGACGATGAAGGCCGCATCGGCATCTTCGAGGCAGACGGCGGCATCTGGAAGATGGAAGCGAAAGACAGTATCAACGCTTACCTGTCCGAGAACCTTAGCAGCGAGATCATGGGCGGGCACGTTATCGTAATCGTCTGATTTTCAAATCGGGGGGGGTATTCCTCCCTCCCTATTCCACAGAAAGGAGCAAGCGAATGACCGTCCGTGACCTGATAGGCGAAAAACCGATGTGGGAAGGCAGCACGCTGACGGAAACGTTGCTGAAAGGCCCACTGTATGCAAAACGAGCGCGAGACGGCAAACGCCTTTTTGATACCAGACACAACAAGAAGGAGTTTACAGAGCGCTATTTCGATTGGGAAGTAATTGCTATATGGCCTGACTTCCAGCCAGATAAAGGAATAGGCTTCAGCCAGTATCCGTACATCGTGCCGGTGATTGGCTGCTACATCAAAGAACCACAGAAAGGAAGTGAACAGTATGACCCCTGAGCAGTGGCTTTCAGAGCAGATCAACAGTAAGGGAATCAAGCAGAGCTTCATTGCAGAGCGGGCAGGCGTCCCGAAGTTCACGACGCAGAAGCTTTCCCTCAGCCTGACAGGCCGGAGAAACATTCAGGTGCACGAGTTTATCGCCGTGTGCCGCGTGATCGGCGTGAACCCTCTGGATTGCCCTATTCCGTCAGAGGGCGAAATCAATGCCTAAAGTCAAATGGATCAAGCCGAAGGTCAACGAGCTGGCCGCCTTATTCCGCACATACCGGACGGCGCGGCACATGACCAGCACGCAGATTGCCGAGAAGATCGGCTGCACCCCGCAAAACGCCCGCGTCCAGATGAACAAGCCCGGAAGGGACTGGAATGTGGGTATGCTGCTGCGATACTGCGACGTGCTCGGCATTCCATACGACGAGGCATTACAGGCAGCGGCAAAATAAAAAGCCGCTCTCCCGTGGGCGAGACGGGAAGAACGGCAGCCGAAATAATTCAACCGTGCTCATTGTAGCAGAAAGGAAAAGAAATGGCAACAGCAACCGAGAGAAACCCCATCCGCAACAGGGGCCTGAAGATGATTCCCTATGGCAGCCACGAAGAATGGCTGAAGATCCGCAAAGGATATATCGGCGGCAGCGACGCCGGGGCCATTATCGGCCTGAACCCTTACAACAGCGCGTTTTCCGTGTGGGCTGAGAAGACCGGCCAGACACCGGAGTTTGAGGGCAATATCAGCACCCGCGTCGGCACCTATCTGGAAGACCTTGTGGCCAAGCTCTTCATGGAAGAGACCGGGAAGCAGGTGCAGCGCATGAACTTCACCATCGTGAACGCTGATTACCCGTGGGCCTGCGCCAACATCGACCGTGAGGTTATCGGCGAGGACGCGGTATTGGAGATCAAGACCACAACCAGCTTCGGGGCAATCAAGAAGTTTCGCAGCGGAGAGTACCCGGAGCAGTGGTACGGGCAGATGGTTCACTATCTGGCTGTGACCGGCGCGAAGAAAGCGTACCTGGCTGCATTGGAGAACAACCGGGAACTGCGCGTGTTCGAGCTGGAACGGGACGAGGAAGAGGTTAAAGCCCTGATGGATGCAGAGCGGGAGTTCTGGAACACCTACGTTCTGCCGAAGAAGACGCCCCCTGTGGACGGGCACAGCGCCACAAGCGAGGCAATCAAGAAAATCTTCTCCGAGGAAGCGGGAGACAGCATCGACCTTTCCGGCTTTCTGGATGTGTTCCAGCAGCGCAAAGCCGTTAACGAGCAGATTAAGAACCTGAAGACAGAGCTTGACGGCCTTGATAACCGCATAAAGGTAGCCATGGGCAGCATGGCGAAGGGAACCTGCGGCCGGTTCAGTGTGAGCTGGAAGCTTCAGAACACCAGCGGCCTTGACCGGGACAAGATCAAAGCGGACTTCCCGGAGATTGATTTCAGTAAGTATGCTTCTCAGTCCCGCGTGTTCCGTGTGACCGAGAAGAAGGAAAAGACAGCATAAGGAGGTATCAGACATGGCAAACAATAAGATTCAGGCAGCCGTGCAGCAGAGCAAGCCGGAGGCCAAGGCCCAGCAGAGCGTGAACACGATGCTCAACGGCATTCTCGACGGAGAAAAAATGCGGCGGCGCTTCGACGAGCTTCTCGGAAAGAGAACCCCGCAGTTTCTCAGCTCCCTTGTGAGCATGATCAACGATAACCCGGACCTGCAGGCAGCGTTCTATGCCAACTCCATGAGCGTAATCAAGTCCGCGCTTCAGGCAGCGAGCTACGATCTTCCAATTGATCCGTCCCTCGGCTATGCCTACATCGTGCCGTACAAGAACAAGGGCAAGCCCACGGCAACCTTCATCATCGGTTACAAAGGCATGGTGCAGCTCTGCCTGAGAACCGGCGCGTATAAGTGTGTCCCTGACGCCGTGGACGTGCGCGAGGGCGAGCTTGAAAGCTACAACCGCCTGACCGGCGAGGCGGTTTTCAACTGGATCGAGGACGAGGACGAGCGGGAAGAGCTGCCGATTATCGGCTATGCCGGTTACTTCCAGCTCAAGAACGGTGCCGAGAAGACCATCTTCATGACCGTGAAGCAGATCAAGAAGCACGAGCAGAAGAACCGCAAGGGCGAGTACATGGGGAAAGGCTGGCGGGAGAACTTCGACGCCATGGCCCGCAAGACCGTCATTCGCCGCCTGTGCAGCAAGTATGCCCTCATGAGCATTGAGTATCAGAACGGGGCAGACAAGGACACCATGAACCTTGCGACGGCTCTGGCGGCGCAGGATTACCCGGAAGACATGGTGGAAATCCCCGTGGATGAAGAGACCGGCGAGGTTGTCGAACAGGCGACGCTGCCGGAAGCCAACTACGGTGAGGAACTGCCGGACTTCCTGAAGGAAGGTGAAGCGGATGCAGTGTACGCCTGAAGAGGACCGGGAGAGGCGGGAAGCACTTTACAGCTTCCTCCTCGCCCGTGGGGATAAATGGACGAGCATGGAGCAGACCACAGACAGCATCCCCATGTACCCGACATACACCCGCAGCACCTACCACAACAGCACGGCCCGTCGGCTCCTGACCCGCGATATTGAAGCTGTAAATTCTTCTGATAAGTTCGAGAAGATCATCGTCAGCGGGAAATACGGTATCAAGCTGGCCAATGAGAACGACTTCCAGAAGTTCCTGAAATCCGAGTTTGGAGAAATCTTTCGGAAGCTCCGGCGCGTGCGCAGGATAGCGCAGAAGGGCAGCCGGGATCAGCAGATAGATTTGGAGGGGCAGGTAAGAGAAGCGTTTCTTGCTGAATGGCTGATGGAAGGAGGCGAAGAAGATGAAAACTGTAGTCCTGAATGAAGATGAGGCGAGAACACTGCTTGCTCATGTCGATTACGCCATTTATGAAGAGATGAAGGACTATATCATGAAGGAAAGCACCGGGGATGATGAACTGGACCTCATAAGCGATCTCTTCTCAATCCGAAAGAAATGCAGGGAGGTTGTCGGAGATGGCTGAGAAGAGGATGTTCTCGAACCTGATTCTGAATAACGACGACTTCATTGAAATGCCCGCTGAAGCTCAGATGCTTTATGTACGGCTAAACATGGCAGCAGACGACCGTGGGATCTGCGACAGCCCAAGGACCGTTATGAGATCGTGCGGCGCATCGAATGATTCCATGAAGCTGCTGATAGCCAAGAAATTTATCCTTCTACCTGCTATTAAGCCCTCCGTCGTTGTGATTAAGCACTGGTGGGTGCACAACAACGCGAGGAAGGAACGCTTCAAGGAGACCAAGCACACCGACGTAATCAGCGAATTGTTTTACGACGATAACAAGAGCTACTCCCAAAATCCGAATGACGGTCACATCTCCTGCGTACTCAACGGCAAACTGATCTGGCCTCCTGACCTGCCTGAGATCATGGAAAATCTTGCCCCTTCCCTTCCACCAGCGGATACCCAACCGGCACCCATCGGATACCCAGCGGATACCCAACCGGCACCGCAGAATAGAATAGAAGAGAATAGATTAAATCAAATTAGTGTAGATCAGGATAGTACAGGAAAGGGAGAGTGTGAGAGGGGAAACCCGCCGCCGGCGGCGGCGATCACCGATCCTGAAAAGAAAAAAGAGAGAATTCTTCATTGGAAAGCCCGCATCGAGTTCTTCAACAGGATGAAATATGATCCCGGCTGTATGTACGATCTTGCCAGAACACAGGACGGACTGACAAAGGAAGAGATTGACAACTTCAAGGAGGAAGGATCATGAAGAAGAGCAAATCCGTTTTTGCCACTGTGCTTATCGCCGTTATGCTGGCTGCCATCACTGTTGGAATGTATCTCCTGAAGTACCGTGCCTATCTGATTATCGTCGGAGCGCTGGGACTGTACGGTTACTTCTGCGCATCGTGCCACTTCTGCCGTTGGCTTGGGAAGGAGCCTCCGCTCCTCCCCGCCCACACGATGGATGATGTGAAGCCCTACATCCCGGCGGCGAGAGGGAAAACGATTGTCGTTGAGGATTTCCCGGAGGAGCCGCCGCAGGTAGAGAGCACACACGAGATCATGGGCTATGAGAAATAGCAAGGCAGCGCCGGAGCGGGAGCGAATCGCCGTCTTCCGCTCCGGGAAGAAGAAAGAAACCCTCAGCACATGGAGGTATTGGGAAATCGTCGGGGCGCTGCAATGGATGGGAGCTGACCGCCTGACCGCCTACGACACCGCCAAATGGATACAGCAGGCAAAGCCCGGAGACACCCGGACCATTCAGCCAGGTATCGATATTCAAATTTCAGAAAAGGAGAAATAACCATGGAAATCATCAAAATGAGAGCAAGAGACCGGAAACAAATCTTAGCGGACATGGTAGCGGATGTACTCGGCATCCCGGAGGACGTGAAGAACGACCTGACCGAGATGGCAATCATCCAGAAGGAAGTTGTTGACCGCATGGATAACGGGCAGGCCATTCCCATTGCCGGCATTGAGCGGTACAACAAGCTGGCATACCTGCGATTCCCGAAACAGCAGGACGGCGGGGAGTTCACGAAGGAAGAGCCGAAACCGGAAGAAGTGCCTCCTACTCACCCGGTCAGGCAGAAGAGACCCGGCGGCACGCCTACGGTCTGCGATATGAAGGCCGAGGATATCGTGAACAACTACATCGTCGACCATCTGGACAAGAGCGATCCCGTCCCCAACTTCGAGGTTTATATCGTCTGGAAATGCAAAACCCTCCAGAACTGGAAATGGCTGCTTGCTTCCACCCTGCCGGACAGCATGTATTATGAGCTGACCTACAACGGCGACAAGGGCGAGTATTACCTCGACGCTTACCGAAAGGTAGAGAACAAAGTAATCAGGGATGGTGCACTGGCATGAACAGATTCGTGTACGAGGAACGGAAGAAGGTCTACGAGCACGCCATTGATAAATACGGGATCAAGCCCCAAATGCTGATGGTGATCGAGGAAATGAGCGAGCTGTCCAAAGCAATCTGCAAGTTCTTCCGTGTTCCCGGCTATCTGGAACCGGACGAGGGAGTGATCGATGCGATTGCGGAAGAGACCGCCGACGTGACCATCATGCTGGAACAGCTTCGTCTGATCCTCGGCATCAATGACAATGTGTGCGAGCACATGGACCAGAAGATTGAGCGGCTCGCCGAAAGACTGGATCTCTGGTAATGGCAAGGTGTAAGAAATGCGGTGCACCGATTGTGTGGGTGAAAACCCCGGACAACCGCTGGATGCCGTGCGACGAGGGCCTTGTTGAATATCATGCGGGCAATACACCAGACTTCGAGGATTACGTCGTGAACGACAAGGGCGAAGTGATCCAGTGCACCTTTGACTTCCAGTGTGACCCGGACGGCCTCGCGAGATTCCCGCACTGGAAAACCTGCCCGTTCGCAGAGGAATTCAGAAAGAAATAGAATCTTAGGACACGTCTTCGGGCGTGTCCTTTCATTTTGCTGTTGAAATGTCTTAGATTCTAAGATATAATACCAGCGGAATATTTGATTCTAAGACTGGAGGGCTGAACGTGAGTAAACAGATCACCATTCCGACCGACAAAGGCAGCCGCGTGTATGTCACGATCAACAATGTGAACTACGTCTACAAGGCCGGTGATACCGTCACTGTGCCCGATGAAGTGGCCGCACTGTTTGAAGACAATGCCTATTCTGACCTTGCGCCGAGGCGCGGCGTGTCGCCTCTGAACCCGAAGAAGTATATCGACGGTGCTACCGGCGTTCCCGTTGCCACAGATGAATTTGGCAACCTGTACGCCGACCCCAATGCAGCGGTGAGCGCAATCTATGTGGAGGGGCACAAGGTAATCGTTCCGAGCGAGGAGTGATTATGTGGCGGCAGGACTTACCGAGAAGCAACGGCGGTTCTGCGACGAGTACCTGATTGATCTGAATGCGACGCGGGCATATAAGGCGGCATATCCTTCTGTGAAGAGGGAAGAAACCGCCGCTTCTGCTGCCGCGAGGATGTTAAGAAATGTTAAGGTTGCAGAACACATCCGCGAGCGCATGGAAGACCGCCAAAAGCGGACAGAAATCACGCAGGACAGGGTGCTCCGGGAGCTTGCCGCAATCGCCTTTGCGGATGTTACCGATATTGTTTCCTACAACGGCGGCCACGTCGTGATAAAGCCAACCGAAGAACTGCCGAGGGAAACGAGAAAGATCATCTCCGGGATCAAAGAGGGACAGTTCGGTACAGAAGTCAAGACCTATGACCGCATACGGGCTCTTGAACTTCTTGGAAAGCACCTCGGCATGTTTGAACCGCGCAAGGACGATCTTGACCGCGAGGAACAGCAGGCCCGGATTGCCAAGCTCCGCAGCGATACGCGCATTGTGGAGGCGGACGGCGAGGGCGGTATCATCTTCATGCCTACCATGGAGGACCGGCCGACACCGCCGGAGGACGACGAATGAACAGGACCGTTTGGGAAGCGCAGCAGCGGCAATTTGCCTTCATGCAGCGTGGAGAAGATGAAGTTCTGTACGGCGGCGCAGCCGGGGGCGGGAAGTCAGATGCACTCGTGATTGAGGCGCTGCGACAGGTGGGAATACCGCACTACAAAGGGCTGATCCTCCGAAAGACCTTTCCGCAGCTCTCCGAGCTGGTGGAAAAGAGCCAGCGATATTACCCGCAGGCGTTCCCGAAGGCACGGTACAACGAGCAGAAGCATACCTGGACTTTTCCCAGCGGCGCGAAGATCATCTTCGGCAGTCTGCAGCATGAGAAGGACAAGTACAACTATCAGGGCAAAGCCTATGATTTCATAGCTTTTGACGAGCTGACGCACTTCACCTTCGAGGAATACATCTACCTGAAGAGCCGGAACAGGCCGAACGGCCCCGGCACCCGCGTCTACATGCGCAACACAGCAAACCCCGGCGGCGTCGGGCACGGCTGGGTGAAGGAGAGATTCATCACCGCAGGCGAACCGATGGAAACCGTATGGGAAAAGGCTGTGATTGTACACCCGGACGGGCATCAGGAACGGCAATGGTTGAGCAGGACCTTTGTGCCGAGCACGGTATTCGACAACAAAATCCTGCTTCAGAACGACCCGCAGTACCTCGCCCGCCTCGCTTCCCTGCCGGAGAAAGAGAAGAACGCGCTTCTCTACGGCGATTGGGACACCTACGAAGGACAGTTCTTCGAGGATTTCCGCATCGAGCCGGACATGAGAGCCGCCAATGCTGCCGGAGACAACAGCACCAGAGCGGAACTGAAGAGGCAGCGGCGCTGGGTGCATGTGATAGACCCATTCGAGATCCCGAAACAGTGGAAGATTTACCGCTCTTTCGACTGGGGCTACAACAAACCCTTCTCTGTCGGCTGGTGGGCTGTGGACTTCGACGGCGTGGTTTACAGGATATTGGAGCTGTACGGATGCACCGAGACGCCGAACGAGGGTATCAAGTGGATTCCTCCGCGCCTGTTTGAAGAGATTGCCCGGATCGAGCATGAACACCGCTGGCTGAAGGATAAGCAGATCACCGGCATTGCGGACCCGGCAATCTGGAACGCGGAAACCGGCGTCAGCATAGCGGAGACCGCCACCAAGTACGGCGTGTACTTCCAGAAGGGAGACCATGAACGGCTTCCCGGCTGGATGCAGGTGCATTACCGGCTGGCTTTCGATGAGAACGGCTTCCCGATGATGTACGTCTTCAACAACTGCAAGGCGTTCATTCGGACTATGCCGATCCTGCAATACGACGAGCATAAGCCGGAAGACCTCGACACCACCGGAGAAGACCATGTTGCCGACGAAGTGCGGTATTTCCTCATGAGCAGGCCCATCAAACCGAGGCAGGCACCGAAACCGAGCGAATACAGGAAAAGCCCGCTGTACCTGTTCCTCGATATCCCGGAGGAGGACATTATGCCCGCTCCGGCAATTCACAGAATGGAGATTATCAATGGCACTGAATGACAGCAAAAGAAGGTTAGCCCGTGACGGGGCGGCAATGGCCGGAGACAGCTTCGACAGCTTCAACGCCGGGAACATGGCCGTAGCTCAGAGCCTTGATATGAGCGCTGTGCCTTACGACAGAACCGGCCCGGACAACATCGAGCCGTTCCAGCGGCTTCCCATCAGCAAACCGGAGATAGCAGAAGCCTATCAGACGCTGCTGAACTACAAATCGAGCAAAGCCAACCTCGAACGCAGGCTGATTGATAACCAGCAATGGTACAAACTCCGGCAGTGGGAGTGCATGAGAACCACCCGGAAGGACCGGCAGCAGACCGAACAGGTGGAGCCGGTGAGCGCGTGGCTGCTGAACAGCATTGCCAACAAGCACGCCGACGCCATGGACAACTTCCCTGCTGCGAACATCCTGCCCCGCGAGGAAGGCGACAAGCAGGAAGCGAAGATGCTTTCTTCCATTCTGCCGGTCGTTCTGGATCAGTGCGAGTTCGAGGACACCTATTCACAGGTCCTTGACGACAAGATCGAGAGCGGCACCGGCGTGTACGGCGTCTTTTGGGACGCGAGTAAGAACAACGGCCTCGGCGATATTGATATCTCCTGCGTGGATCTGATCAATCTCTTTTGGGAATCAGGCATCACGGATATTCAGCAGAGCCGGAACGTGTTCTATGTCACCCTTCAGGACAACGATATCCTTGAGAACGACTACCCGCAGCTGAAAGACCGTCTTTCCAACCCGACAATCGACGTGTCGCGCTACATCTACGACGACACGATTGACAACAACGGCAAGAGCGCCGTGGTGGACTGGTACTACAAGAAGCGCGGGCAGGACGGCAAGACCATCCTGCATTACTGCAAATTCGTAGCCGGACAGGATGAACCGCTCTTTGCCACGGAGAATGACCCGGAGTATGCGCAGCGCGGCTGGTACGATCACGGCCTTTACCCGTTTGTGTTCGACAGGCTCATGCGCTGCAAGGGCACACCCACGGGCTTCGGCTTTATCGACATTGGCAAGAGCGCACAGGAGTACATCGACCGGGGAGATCAGGCGATCCTTCAGAACATGCTGTTCAATGCGCGGCCCCGGCACTTCATCCGCTCTGACGGCGGCGTGAATGAACAGGAATTCGCCGATGTGACGAAAGACTTCATCCATGTGGACGGCAACCTCGGCACCGACAGCATCATGCCGGTACAGGCAAACCCGCTGAATCAGCTCTTTGTGACGATCCTCGCCAACAAGGTAGCGGAACTGAAGGAGACCACCGGCAACCGAGATGTGACGACCGGCGGCACCACCGGCGGCGTGACGGCTGCGTCTGCTATTGCTGCCATGCAGGAAGCGGGCAACCGGCTTTCCAGAGACAACAACAAGGGCAGTTACCGGGCGTTCCGGAAGGTGATGCTGATCTGCATTGAGCTTGTCCGGCAGTTCTACGACGTGCCCAGGTATTTCAGAATCCTCGGCCAGAACGGCGCGGAACAGTTTGTTCAGTACAGCAATGCCGGCATCCTTCCGCAGCCGCAGGGCACGATGGTCAACGGCTTCCCCATGGAAATGGGCGTGGATGTTGGCTACCGGCTCCCCCTCTTCGATATCGAAGTGACAGCGGAGAAGCAAAGCCCCTATACCAAGATGGCACAGAACGAGCTGGCGCTTCAGTTCTATTCTGCCGGATTCTTCGCCCCGGAGAACGCGGACGCGGCTATGGCCTGCCTCGACATGATGGACTTTGACCGAAAGGATTTCGTCATGCAGAAGGTCCAGATGAACGGAATGCTCTTCCAGCGGCTTATGATGGCGCAGGAGATGGCCATGAAGATGGCAATGATGCTGGATCAGGCCACCGGCTCGCAGCTGGCACCGGCTGTCATGCAGCAGTTGGGAATGCAGGGAACGGACCCCGGCAGCGCCCTTCCCGGCAAGGCAGCAGCCAACAACCTGAACGCCCTCGGCGGCGGGAACGTCGGAGAGAGCAACATCACCCGGAGAGCCAGAACCAGAGCCGCACAGGCAACAGCACCGAGGTAGAGACATGATCACGACAAAGTTTGAGACTGAGGGCGACGCCCTGATTATGGACATGAAGGGGCACGCCTCCTTTGCGGAGATGGGGAAAGACCCGGTATGCGCGGGCGCTTCCATCCTCGCTATGACCGTAGCACAGTGCATCCGCAACATGGGAGACGAACGGAAGTTCCAGAAGCGGCCAACCATCCGCATTCAGAACGGGCGCGTCCTTGTGGTGTGCAAGCCGAAACCGGCCTACTACGCGGAAGCGCTGCATATCTACTACATGGGGGAAACCGGTATGCACCTGCTGGCCGAGAGTTACCCCGACAATGTATCTCTCACTCCGTTTGCAATGCCCGAGAAGGGCTGATAATAGCAAAGGCGTCGTCCACCTTACGGACAGGTTACGGGAATCGCCCACCCAGACGGGCAGGAGGTTTTTACCATGCGCAAACTCACACTTGCTCCGTTCTTCAACATCCAGCTCTTCGCCGAAGGCGGCGGGGCAGCGGCAGGTGGAGAAGGAGCGGCGGCAGCGGCACCTGTCGCAGCGCCGCAGCAACCGGGCGTTAAAAGCAATCCGCTTGCCGATGTACAGTACGGAAAGCAGGAAAGCGCTCCCGCCGCCGGGGAGAAAGGCAGCGCAGAGGAACGCAATTCACGTTTCGAGGAGCTGATCAAGGGAGAGTTTAAGGACCTCTACGACGCGAGAGTGCAGAACACCATCAGGGAACGCCTGAAGGGAAACGAGGCGACCGTACAGAAGTACAACGCCCTCGCCCCGGTGCTGGATCTTCTCGCAGGCAAGTACGGCGTGGAAGCTGACAACATTGAAGCCCTGTCGAAAGCCATTGAGGAAGACGAAACCTTCTATGAAGATGAAGCCCTCGAAAAGGGCCTGACTGTACAGCAGGTAAAAGAAATCCGCAAGATGCAGCGGGAAAACGCAGCGCTCAAGGCTCAGGTTGAGGAAAGATCGAGGAAGGAAAACGCCGATGCAACATATGCCGCATGGATGCAGCAGGCCGAGGCCCTGAAACAGGTCTACCCCTCTTTCGACTTTGCCACCGAAGCACAGAACGAGCAGTTCCGGCGTCTCCTGCAAAGCGGAATTCCCCTTCAGACCGCGTTTGAGGTTATCCACAAGGATGAAATCATCCCCGCAGCCATGCAGTACACGGCAAAGCAGGTTGAGGCCAAGGTTGCCAACAACGTGCGAGCCGGACAGAAACGCCCCGCAGAGGGCGCGGCAGGCGGCCGCAGCGCGGTACAGGTGAAGAGCGATCCGAGTAAGTTCACCAAGGCGGACATGGACGAGATTGCCCGCCGGGTAGCGAGAGGAGAAAGAATCGTTCTCTGATTCCTGCGCTCCTCTCGACAATCACACATTATGAGAGGAGAAAAACATGATTAAATTCCTTATTATTCTCGCATTTGTGGCCGTGCTGACCGCGTGCGTCCTGAACAGGCGCGGCGGCTATATCGGCGACTTCATTCAGCTGTTCGCGGTTCAGACCACGCTGCTGAATTCCACCGGGAACGATCTGTCCCCGGAAATGAAGACCTTCTATGACAAGGCTCTTCTGTACGCAGCGCAGGCACAGCTTGTGCATCACCAGTTCGGCCAGAAGCGGCCTATTCCGAAGAACGGCGGTAAAACGATTGAATTCCGCAAGTTCACGCCGCTGGCAAAGGCTCTGACGCCCCTTACCGAAGGCGTAACCCCGGCGGGCAACCAGCTCGACGTGACTGCGATCACCGCCACCGTCAGCCAGTACGGCGACTTCATTGCCCTGTCTGACGTTCTGGAACTGACCGCGATTGACAACGTAGTGCTGGAAACCACCAAGCTTCTCGGCGATCAGGCGGGCCTGACGATGGATACCATCGTGCGTGATATCCTTGTTGCGGGCACCAACGTCATGTACGCCCCGAAGATCAACGCCTCCACCGGAGCCGAGACCGCCGTCACCAGCCGCGCCAACCTCGACGCGACCGCAGTTCTGACGGTTGATCTGGTGCAGCAGGTTGTCGCCCGCCTCCGTGCGGTCAACACCCCGCGTATCAACGGCAGCTATGTGGCGATCATCCACCCGTTCGCCGAGTATGATATCATGCGTGATCCTGAGTGGATTGATCCGCACAAGTACAAGGACACCACGAACCTGTACGAGGGCGAGATCGGCATGATTTCCGGCGTGCGCTTTGTGGAGAGCACCGAGGCGAAGATCTGGCGCGGAACCGGATGCCCGAGCGGCCTTTCCGTCTTCGGCACCCTGTTCTTCGGCGAGAACGCCTACGGCGTCACCGATGTTGAGGGCGGCGGCCTTCAGACCATCGTGAAGCAGAAAGGCTCTGCCGGTACTGCTGACCCGCTGGATCAGCGCAGCTCTGTTGGCTGGAAGGCCATTGAGACCGCTGAAATCCTCATGCAGCCGTACATGATCCGCGTGGAGCATTGCTCCAGCCGCTGGTCCGCGACCGTAGAGGCCAACTAAGCAGCGAGGGGGAGAGGGGTTTCCCCTCTTCCCTTTTCGTATTTATCAACAAAGGAGGATTCCCTGATGGCAACCAAGAAAGAAGACACCGCTCCCGAAGTGCAGGAGCAGGAAGAACTGACCGAGGATGAAAAGCTGTGGGGCAAGATGGTCAAGATCAGGCTCCCGGTTATTCCCGGACAGGCAAAGCAGGAGGCGCTTTTCGTCGGCTGCAATACCCGTACCTGGGTGATTCCGCGCGGCGTGGAGATGGAAGTTCCCGAGTGCGTGGTTGAGATCATCAATCATTCCGAGGAAGAGATGATCCGCGCGGCGCAGTTCCGGGAAGCCAACGCGAAAGGCTGAGAACAGGGAGCGAAAACCGCTCCCTATTTTCAAACAGGAGGAAAGAGCTATGACGATTCATGACGCGATTGCAGAGGTTGATACCCTGAAACCGAACATGTTCGGCGAGAAAGAGAAGATCAAGTGGCTTTCCCGGCTGGACACGAGGATTTATCAGGAGATCATCTGCACCCACGAATACAACGAAGGCGAGGAAGAGATCACCTTCGACGGCTACACCGAGGGCGACGGGGAGAAGGAGCTGCTTGTCGGACAGCCATACGACGAGATGTATATCCGCTGGCTGGAAGCGCAGATTGACTATAACAACATGGAGTATGACAGCTTCAACAACTCCAACGGCGTGTTTGAATCAATCTATTCCTCCTTCCGCAACGCCTACAACCAGAGCCACATGCCGAAAGGCGCGAGAAAGATTTTTTACTGAGGTGCGCTATGGCATATTATCCGAAACTGAACACGAGAGGGACTTCCCGCGTGGTGGTGGATAACTTCAGAGGCTATAACCACAACCTGAGAATCCGGGACGGGGAATTCTTCGAGACCAAGAATCTGACGACACAGTATTACCCGATGCTGGCCAATCGCAAAAAGCGCGGCAGGCTGAACCGGTCGTTCACGAACCTACAGGCGATCATTGCAAAGGACGCCCTGTATTGGGTAGACAATGGCACACTGTACGCAAACGGATACGCGACCGGACTGACAGGCTTGCAGACAGAGCAGGAGACGCAGCTTGTCAGTATGGGCGCGTATATCTGCATCTTCCCGGATAAGAAGTACATCAACACGCAGGATTTGACCGACTACGGCAGCATGGGCGCGGACTGGAACTACACAGGAGCCGTCACCTATACGATGTGCCACTCGGACGGCACGTACTACACCGACGTGCACAAAGGCTCAGAGGCCCCGGAGAACCCACAGAACGGCACGGTGTGGATTGATATCACCGACGGCAGCGTGAAGGAATACAGCCTGTACACGGAGACGTGGACGATCATCGAGACCGTTTATACCCGGCTGGACTTCCTGACCATGGGGCAGCTCGCGACGGCATTCAAGGAATATGACGGCGTGAACGTCTCCGGCGCTTACTTTGAAGACCTGAACGGCTCGAAGATCATCTATGCCGTGGGCGGTGATGAAGTCACGAGCTATGACTATCTGGTGCTGATCGGCATTCAGGAAGAGCAGTTCACGCAGACCGGCGCGAGCATCAGCGTTTCCCGGAAGGTCCCGGACATGGACTTTGTGTGCGAGGCGCAAAACAGGCTGTGGGGCTGCTTCTACGGCAACGACGGCACGCAGAACATCAACGAGGTTTACTGCTGCGCCCTCGGAGACTTCCGAAATTGGGAACAGTACCTCGGCGTATCAACCGACAGCTGGCGGGCGTCCCGCGGCTCTGACGGCCCGTGGACAGGGTGTGTGAACTACTTCGGCACGCCGACCTTCTTCAAGGAGAACGTGATTCACCCGATTTCCGTTTCCTCTGTCGGCGCTCACCAGATTGGAGACATCCCCGCTCGCGGTGTGCAGCAGGGCAGCCACAAGAGCCTGCAAGTGGTGGGCGAAACGCTCTATTACAAGAGCAGAACCGGCGTCATGGCCTACAACGGCGGTATGCCCGCCGATATCTCGCAGGCGCTGGGCGAAGAGAAATACTATGAAGCCGCTGCCGGCGTCTTCGGGACCCGGTATTACATCTCCATGCGGGACGCCTACAATGCGTGGCACTTCTTCTGCTTCGACGCAGGCAAGGGCCTGTGGATGCACGAGGACGAGCTGCACGCGGAAGGATTTGCACAGGTGGGCGACGAGCTGTACGCGCTGGTATCGAACGGCATTACCGCCATCAACGGCACGGACGGCGATTTGGAGGGAGACTTTGAGTGGGCGTGCACCACCGGACTGCTGGCCTATGAACAGGGCGTGAGCGGGCGCGGGGCGCAGCCGGTACGCTATATCTCCCGGTACAACATCCGCGTGAACATGGAGAGGAACACCGGCTTCCAGATGTTTATCGAATATGACAGCTCCGGGATCTGGAACTTTGCGGGAGACTTCCACCTTCCGACCACCGGCACCGTGACCATCCCGGTACGGCCCCGGCGCTGTGACCATATGAGGCTGATGTTTGTCGGGCACGGAGATTTCCGCATGTACTCCATTGCCCGCGTGCTTGAGAGAGGAAGTGACGTGTAATGCCATTCGCCTTCACCGAGCAGCCGCCGATTGTCACCGGGCAGAACAAGAAAGACATTGAGAATCTGCGAGACTACCTGTTCCGCATGGTCAAGAGCCTCGGTGAAGCGGCAGGCGCGGACGTAAGCACCAACACCGGCGGCGTGTCCATCTCCTACGGGAAAGACGGGCAGCAGATACTAAGGACCAGCGGAGGCGGCGACGCGAGCAGCAAGGACATTGCAGCCGTGCGGAAGAACGCGCAGGAGCTTCGCAGCCTGATTATCAAGAGTGCCAAGAGCCTTCAGGATCAGATTGACAATATCGAGAACAACACCTTCTACATCAAGTACGCGGACGACTTTGCCGGGGATTACCCCGCGACGATGTACAACACCCCGACAGAGAACACCTATTACATGGGCGTGTGTTCCTCGACGGCAGCCACAGCCCCGACAGACCCGAGCGTCTACACATGGAGCAGGATCAAGGGCGACGGCGGCACCGGCCTGAACAGCGCAACCGTCTTCCTGTACCGGCGGGCAAACAGCGCCCCGAACAAACCCCGCGTGGACCTGACATACACCTTTGCCTCCGGGCGGCTGGACCTCGGCCCCGCTTCCGTATCCGGGCACAAGCTGATTGACGCGGATGTGACCGTATCGGGAACGCACAAGCTGAGCCTGAACACAGCAGAAGTGGAAGACCACCTTGCCAGCGTCACCGGCTGGACACAGGAAATCCCGGACACAGACGGGCGGCCCTGCTGGGTAATCACCGCGACGGCCATTGCCACCACAGCAACAGACGTGATTGCCGCCTCAGAGTGGAGCGAGGTCAAGAAGCTGGTGGAGGACGGCGAGCAGGGGCGCGAGGGCGCAGCAGGCCGGGACGGCATCAACGGGCAGAACGGACGGGACGGTCAAGACGGGCAGGACGGAAGCGACGGCATAGACGGCTACAACAACATCATTGTGATGCTGTACAAGCGGTCCGAAGAGGCTCCGACCATCGACTTTACCACCGACGTGACCTACACCTTCAGCACCAAAACGCTGTCAAACATTCCTGCAGGCTGGACACGGACGCCACCGGCAACCGGAACGGACCCGCTCTATGTGACCGCAGCAACGGCCATGAGCCGCACGGACACGGACACAATCGCCTATACCGAGTGGAGCACCCCGACGATGGTAGCGGAGAACGGCGAGAAGGGCACCCCCGGAACCCCCGGCGCGGACGGCCGGACGCCTTACCTGCATATCAAATACTCCAACGACGGCGGTGAGACCTTCACCGACAACTACGGCGAAGAGCTGGGAACATGGATCGGCATGTACACCGACTACACCGAGGAAGACAGCCGGGATGTGGCAGACTACGCATGGAAGCGCTTCTCCGACGACAGCGAGCTTCAGGCCATGGTTGAGGCGGGCGACGCAGCGGTCATGCGCTATGTGGACAGCAAAACAGAGGTATACAACGAGCTGTATGTCGCACAGTCTGACTTCGGCACCTTCCAAGAGAACGTGACCAGCATGATTGAAACCACCGCACGCGGCGTCGTGGAGCAATACGACTACGGCAGCAGCATCGAGAGCGTGCAGGACAGTATCAACCTCCTGCAAAGCTACTACACCAGCATTCAGGGAGAAATCCGGCGCGGCATTGTGGAAGACCCGGAGACCGGCGAATACGTCACCGGGATTGCCATTGCGCAGGCGCTGAAGTTCTCCGGCGAGTGCGGCCCCTCCGACGCGAGGAACCCCGGAGACGGCTACACCTATTACTACATGAACAGCGGCCAGACCTTCGGCCTCTATACGTCTGTTGGCTGGCAGTTCTGGATCGACGGATATAAGAAGGGCTGGTACAACAGCCAGGACGGGATGCTCCATGTGGCAAACGTCCTTGTGGAACAGGTATTGCAGATCGGGAGCAGCTGGCAGGTCAAGAGCAGCGCCGACGGCAGCGAGCTGGAATTCCTGTATGTGGGGAGTTAAAGCATGGGTACTCTAAGCTTATCTTACAAGAAAGCCCGCTCAAGCTCCGGCTGGGGAAGCTGGGCGGCAATCTCCGGCTCTGATATCATCGATTCAGCAGTCAGCTATCATTGCGTCTATGCCGCAAACCTCAGCCTGACCGGCGGGCAGCACATGACCGGGTGCACCGTGACGACAAACTTTGTCTCACGCGGCGCGACCTCTACCCGAACGATCAACTGTTACCTGTATACCTCTGACCCGACCGGCTATTCCTCCCCGCCTTCCGGTTATTTGGGAGTGGCGACGTATACGGGCGCTTTCGGCACCTACGGCGTCAATGTGCAGTTCAACTTCTCCGGGCTGGATATCAGCAGCGGCGGGACAGTCTACTTCTGGTTTCAGGATATTGTGTCCGGCGCGTCAGACTACATCTGGCACGAGGGCACGAACCAGTACACCGCGACACCGTATGCAAGCGGCGTCTTCACAGCGGCGGCGCTGTCGCTCAGTCTGAGCAGCACGAGCGTTACCACGGGCGGCAATCAGGTTGTGACCATTGGAAACGGCAGCGGGCGAACCTGCACGATCCGCGTCTATTACGGGAGCACACAGCTGTACGCGGCGGCCACGAGCACCGGGCAGCTCACCATCCCGGTGACAAAGAGCTGGTTTACAACGGCGGGCCTGACGACGGCGGCAAACTTCTCAGTCTCCGTGCGCATCGACGAGGACAGCAGCCTTTATCAGAGCTTCACCGTCATAGCGGGAAGCGACATGGCCCCGTCGGTCACGGCGGTAACGCTGGAAATCGTGCAGAGCGGGAACGCGGCGACGTACTTCCCTTCCACATATCTGGCGAACATCAGCAAATGCAAAATCTCCGCGACTGTGGCAACCGGCTCAAACGCGTCGATCAGAACCGTCAAGGCGACGTATTCCGGCGGCCCCTCCGCAGGCGTGACACTGACCTACAACAGCAGCACGGGCAAATATGAAGGCACGACACCGGCGCTGACAACCTCCGTCTCCTTCACGGTGACGGCGACCGACGCGAGAGGGCTTACCGGATACAGAGTTTCTTCACAGGTTACCGTGGTGCAGTACAACAAGCCCACCATCAACATCAGCAGCGCGTACACCTACCGCTGTGATTCCTCCGGGACGCAGGAGAGCGGCGGCGCGTACTGGCGGGCCATGGCAACGGCGAGCTACTACACCAGTCTGAGCGGGAACAGCCTTTTGCAGTTCAAGGTGACAATCAGCACCGGCACAACCGTCAACCTGACTTCCGGCGTACAGACGGCGGTGCAGGGCGGCAGCCTGAACCGGACAACCAACTACACACTGACCTTCACAATTCAGGACAAGGTATCAGACCCGATCACCAAGACCTTTGTACTGGAAAGCGTTACCCGGAACGTCGTTATCAAGCGAAACAGCACCGGCACGAGCGTAGGCGTCGGCACCACGCCGACGAAAACAGCAGGCAGCGGCATTGAGCTTCCTCTGACAGGAGATTTCCTTCTTGGTGGTCTTCAGGCCCTTTCTCTGATAAAGCCGCACACCGACGCCCTCGACGGCAGCACCTTCGGGAAAGACTTCCTGAACATCAACCAGAATCAGAGGATTGCGGAAGAAAACGCGGGCGCGTTCTTCTACCGGCCTGTAGCCAGTCTCAGCGAGTGGAGCAACGCCCCGGCGACGAACGACACCTATAACTGGCGCGGCTACCGCTTTGTGCTGTGGTACAACGCGAGTTTCCAGATGGTGATTGTGTTCGAGTTCTACCCCTATCCGGGAAGAATCTGGTCTAATTTCTATAACGGCTCGCTCGGCTGGACGGGCTGGCGATATACACAAGCGCTTACCCCATCAACATAAGAGAGGAGAGAAAAAAGATGGCAACAAAAAGAGAAGACGAACTTGCTCAGCCTGTACTGAGCGAAACGCCGGCCGCAGCAGCCACAAACCCGAACGGCAAACCAACCTACACCGGGAGCTTTGACGATCAGCTCAACGATATCTTCCAGAGGATCACCAACCGCGAGCCCTTCCAGTACGATGTGAACGCCGATCCCATCTATCAGGCGCAGAAGGACCGGTTTGTCCAGGGCGGCAAACTCGCCATGCGCGACACCATGGGGCGGGCGGCGGCTCTGACCGGCGGTTATGGCAACACCTATGCACAGGGCGTCGGCCAGCAGGCGTATGACGCGCAGCTTCAGGGGCTTACCGATGTTATCCCGGAACTGTACGGCATGGCCTACGACATGTACAAGGACAAGGGCGACGACCTTTTGACGGAATACGGCCTTCTCGGCGACATGCGCGACACGGAGTACAACCGCTTCCGTGATCAGCTTTCCGACTGGAATTACGATCAGGAAGTGGCGCGGCAGCAGGAAGAGACCGAGTACAACCGGCGCAGAGACGAAGAGAACACTGCCTTCAGCCGCCAGCAGCAGGCATACAGTAACCTTGTGGCCCTGATTAAAATGAGCGGATATCAGCCGACCGACGCGGAACTTGCGGCGGCGGGGCTGACCAGAGAGGCAGCCAACGCCATTCAGCAGGAATACACCCGCAGCATCACCCCGACGGCCACGGCAACCGGCGGCTCCGGTGGCGGCAGCAGCGGCCGTTCTTCCGGCGGCGGCGGCGGGGGCGGCGGCTATCGCTCCGGCTCCGATATCGCGGCATTGCAGCGGCAGCTTAACGCCATGGGCGAGAACCTTGATGTTGACGGCATTCTCGGACCGCTCACGCAGGCAGCGGCGGCGCGGCACGGTATCAGCATCGGCAGCGGCGTCTATACCCCGACCAGCACCGGGAACACCGGCAGCACGGGAAGCACCGGAAGTTCCGGTAACGGAGACCGTGTTATCACGGATCAGAACGGCAAGCAGCAGACTGTCAACCAGTACGGCGAAGTCCGAACCGGGAACAACCCGACGCGCGGCGAAGTGCAGAGGGCGGCTGACGCGGCGCTTGCCAATGGCGAAATCACCTACGCAGAATACAGAACGATTATCCGAGGCATCCACTAAGGAGGCTAAATATGGCGAAATCCAGATATGAAGAACTTCTGAACATGGCACACAGCGCCACAAACGGCGCTGGTGCCGCCTTTTCGCGCGACGAACAGGGCAACACCTATGTCGATACCTACACCGGCAACGGGCAGGAGCGGCAGCAGGTAGCCTTTACCCCGGACAAGCCTGTTGAAGAGCGGCACAGCAAGTATGAAGAGCTTCTCAACATGGCGTATCATGCCACGGGCGGCGAGGGCGCTGCCTTCTCCCGTGACGAGCAGGGCAACGTGTATGTGACCCCGTGGGAAGCCACGAAGAAGCGCACGGAAGAGACGCAGGCAGCCAAGACGGGCGGCGTGTACAAGCAGGAAGACATGAGCACTGTCGATAAGGCGGTGGACAGTCTTCTCGGCGTAGACCGCACGCAGGTGACCGGAGAGAAAACGAACTGGTGGCAGCTCCTGAAGGGTACCGTCTCCAAGGGCCTGAACCAGTGGAACAGCCTGAACTGGAAGTCTGCCAATTTCCTCTTCGGCGATCTTGCAGAGGATCTGCACGCGCTCGGCACCGAGACCGTCAACGGCGTCATTGAAGCGCTCAACTATATTCCCGGCGTCAACCTGAAGTACATCGGGCAGGACAGCAAGAACCTTGTGGAATGGGGAAACGAGGACGCACAGGCCGGATTGCAGCAGGCCACGGAGAAATACGCAGCCAACGCCAACAGCAGCAGGGCGGCTCAGATTGTCGATAAATTCGGCACGTCCACCGTGGCAGCGGTCCCGATGGCACTGGAAGCGATCCTCCTTGCACCGGCGCAGGCAGCGCAGGCAGGAGCCGCGACGACAGCAGGACTGCAATACTTCTCCGGGCTTCAGAGCGCAACCGGGATGGAAGCTGCCGGCATGATGGCAAAGGAAGGGCTGACAAAGCTGGTACAGAATCCGCAGTTCTGGACTTCCTATCTGCAGGTAGCGGGCGACGGCTACGAAAGCGCACTGGAAGACGGCATGAGCGAGGAAGACGCAGGACTTTACGGCCTTGTGAACGGCTTCTTCAATGCCATGGTGGAAATCGGCGGCGCGGATGAAGCGCTCGGCGGTATTCAGAATCTTCCCATGCGGCTTCAGCAGCAGGGCGGCAAGCACGCTGTTGTGGAGTGGTTCAAAGACGCGGTGCTCGGTGAAGCGGGCGAGGAAGTCATTCAGGGCCTTACCGAACGCGGCCTTTTGCAGGGAATGCAGGGCGACAGCGTGCAAGACATGTTCTCTCTCGACCCGGCGAACACGCGGGCGGCCTTCAACCCGTGGACAGCAGCGCAGGAGGCTATCGGCGGCGGCGTCGTGGGCGCGGTGCTCGGCGGCGGGCAGACGGCAATCAACAAGGCCGTCACCGGCGGCATGAACGCAGCAGCGGACGCAATCACCACCAGACAGGAACAGCGGGAGCAGGCAGCGCAGGAGACCGGGCGGCAGTACGTCCAGCAGGTTATCACCAACATGGACGTGTCCGAGGCAGAACAGCAGGTCCTTACTGACGGGCTTCAGACCGGGAACGTGGACCCGCAGACCTACGCGCAGGGCATCCAAGAGGCTTTCCGGCTGGGCGAGATGGGCCTTTCCTATGAACAGGCTGTCGATAACTCCACGCTGGGCGATCAGCTCAACGAGGCACAGTTCCGGCACGCATGGGAAATCGGCGCACGGAAGGGCGGCCACAGCACCGAGGCGCAGAACCTCAGCAGCACCCGGCCTGTCAATGTGCCGGAGTATGAGAGCATCGAGGAATTCAGCCGGGACTTCAAGAGCCCGGAGAGAGTGACGGAGATCTTCGATTCCGTCCCGGAGACGGACGTGAACGAGTTTGCCGCAGGCTTCCGCGCAGCCTATGACATGGGACAGAGCGGCGTATCGGCCAACTATCTGACAGAGGCCAACGTCCCGACCCTGACGACAGAGCAGGCGCAGGCGGCTTATCAGCTCGGCAGGCAGGACGCGGAGGCGCTTGCCGTAGACCGTGACCTCAGAACCGCACAGCGGCAGCGGACCGGCGGCAATCAGGCCCGCGTGCGCGGCAGCGTGCGCGGAGACGGCGTTTCCATTGCCGATCTGAAGAGAACCTTCAACGACAGCCAGAACACCGCCTATCGCCTCCTGACCCGGTATGCAGACACCACGGGCGTCAACATCGTCCTGTACAACTCGCAGGCAGACCAGACCACCGGCCTTTTCCCGGCGGCACAGGGGCGCTTCCAGTGGAAGGACGACACCATTTATGTAGATATCAACAGCGGCCTGTTCAGCACCAACGACGTGAACGGGCTGGGCAACTATACCATGCTGCGGACTTTCGCCCATGAATTCACACATTTCATTGAGAAATGGAACTCCGCGCAGTATAATGAATTCAGGGAGTTTGTCTTCCAGACTATGGAAGCCAGGGGGCAGAACGTCCATGACATGATCGAGGCGAAGCAGGCCCTTGACGAGAGCGGGAACATGACCTATGAGCAGGCATCCCGCGAGGTTGTGGCCGACGCCATGATGGACATTCTCCCGGACAGCAGCCTTGTACAGCAGCTTGCGAGCGAGCACCCGAACGTGTTCAGAACCCTTCTGAAGAAGCTGCGGGAATTTGCTGCCCGTATGAAGCAGTATTACAAGGGCCTGAGCGGACGTATCACGGAAGCGGAAACCCTGAAGCAGAACGGTGCGTATCTGGAAGACATCGTGCAGATGTGGGACAATATCGCCAAGGGGGCAGTACGGAATTATCAGGGGGCCAACGGGGAAATCCTTGTGGATCAGCCTGCGAAACCCGAGAATCTCCCGAGGCGTACAAGCCGCGTCCAAGAAAATTCCAAGTCAAATCCAAGTCCGGCACGACCGGAGACCCGGCGGGCAGGTATGGACTTCTTCAAGCCGGTTGAGACCACCGAGGAAGCAGCGCCCAACCTCCGGCAGATGGCGGCGCAGAGGAACAGGCCCGCGAGCATGGACTTCTTCCGGGACGTTGAAGTAAATGAGGAGGAAGCACCGAACCTCGCACAGATGGCGGCACAGAGAAACCAGCCTGTCACCCGTGACCGCTTCCCTGCCAACGACTTCACCAGCCAAGCGGAGGCAGCGCCCGACCTGAAGGGCATGGTCCCGCGTGCGCAGGAAGCACCTTCAGAGGCGCAGGAGACGCAGGCAGCCGAGGAAGAGCCGGAGACACCCGCAGCAACGGAAACGCCCGCAGCGGAGGAAACAGGCGCGTCTGAAGCCGCAGAAGAAGCAGGCAGCGCTCCGACCGTCGCAGAAGTTCTGGAAGAAGCAGCAGAGAGCGAAAAGCCGGTTGAACCTGTCCCGCCGAAAGCAGAAACGGAAAAGGCCAAGGAACGTTTGAAGAAAGGCGTTTCCGTCCCGGTCGAAAAAGCCAACAAGGACGCTATCGAGCACGGACTTGTCACGCGGCAGCTTTCTCTTGATAACATCACTCTGAGCGGCGTCGTGCGTGGATTCAATGTGGAGCAGAGGGCGCACTTGATTGACGAGCTTATCCGGGCATACTATAATGGGGACAGATCCGCAAAAATCAGCGTTCCCTATGATGGAAAGTTCACGCTTGATGCGAGCCTGAACAACGTCGTTGACGTTCTATCCATGCTGAAAGCGAAGGTAACGCAGGATGTTATCTTCAACAAGAAGCTGGACGCGCTACTAAAGAAAAACAGCCCGCGTATTTTGAAATTGGGCGACGAGTGGTTTATCAGCGCCACCGGCATGGAGCTTATTCCCATCACGCAGGAAGCGGCAGATTTCGCCACTACCGGCACAAAAGCAGGCGGCTACGGCGCAACCGTTACTTCTCTCTCCGGAGGCATGGAGCAGATTGTCAGCAGCGATTATACACGGCTCACGCAGCCACCGGTTGAAGTGACCTACAGTAACAAATCCGTCTATTACCGTTTCCCGACGGATGGCAATCCGATTTATGCGGCAAAGACGGCGTTCGGGTATTTTGACGGCGGCAGGCTTTACGGAACCGAGTTTACCGTGCACAAACTGAGCGGCGACCAAAACACTTTCCAGTCTATCAAGGTAGAGAACCCGGACGGCACAGTTGCAGGCTACCTTCTCGGCGGGAAAATCAATCCGAATCTCAAAGAAGTACAAACCTTGCCGACGAATCTGAAGAGCTTTTCCAAGAAAGCTATGCAAGAAGCGGCAATACCAAATACCTCAAAGGAGCGTACCGATAATGGAAGACATGATGGCACTGCTACGGAAAGAAAAGCGGGCAATGACAATGCTCGACTGGATGAAGGAAGCGAAGGAGTTCGCAGCGGAGATACTGGACGAGAAACCGCTCAGAATACTCCAGAACTCCAAGAACCCGCAGGCGGTCTACAGGAGCGTGGCAATGGCCGGGAAAACGGCCTACGAGAGCCAGCTGAAAATGATCGAGGAACAGAACCTGAACGGAATGGACGAAATGATAGCAATGGAGACAGCGGCAGATTACAAAACGGAAGCAATGCAAGCCGCCCTGTTCGAGAAAATGGAAAGCCTCGTCCCGAATTTCAGGGAACGGTACCTATAAAGCAAAACGGGAAGCAGAACGCCCGCAACTACCGTATTGATACGGATATTGACAGCGTTCGCCCCAACTTCCAAGATAACCTGAACGCAATCAAACTTGTGAAGCAGCTTATCGAGGAGAACAGAGCCGCCACTGATGAGGAAAGAGCTGTGCTTGCCAAATATAAAGGCTGGGGAGGTCTGAAGAACTATATCCTCGACAGAAACGGATACTATGCGAGACAGCTTCAAAACGTCCTGACCCCGGAAGAATATGAGGCGGCAAGGGACAGCGTACTGAACGCCCACTATACCAGCACAAAGGTGATATCCGGTATATACAAAGCTGTTCAGCGTATGGGATTCAAGGGAGGCAACGTCCTTGAACCGTCAATGGGCGTCGGCAATTTCTTTGGGATGCTGCCACAGTCACTTTCAAAGAAGTCTTCTCTTTACGGAGTAGAACTCGACAAGATTACCGGCACTATCGCAAAGAATCTATATCCTGACGCGAGAATAGATGTTGCAGGCTTTCAGGATATTCTTTACGGAGACGGCACGTTTGACCTTGTTGTCGGTAATGTACCATTTTCTAATGACATCAAAATCCCCTATCGCGGCAGCAAGTATAATCTGCATGACTTCTTCTTCGTTAAAGCTCTGGACGAAATGCGAGAAGGTGGCGTGCTTGCACTCATAACGAGCACCGGGACACTTGACAAACTCAGCGGGAAAACGCAGAAGGCCATTGCGGATCGGGCAAATCTTATCGCAGCATTCAGGCTCCCCGATAACGCTTTCCTTGCCAATGCCGGCACTTCCGTTACGACAGACCTAATCTTCCTGCAGAAGAAAGGCCCCAACGTAACAGACAACGGCGTGAGGTTTACGGATATAGGAAAAATCGGCAATATTCCGATCAACGAGTATTACGTCGATCACCCGGAAAATGTTTTGGGCGAGCTTGCCTATGAAACCGGAATGTACGCTTCCGAAAGGACCGTCGTACATGCGACCAGCGATTTTGAGCAGCGTTTCAACAAGGCAATAGATTCTCTGCCGAAGAATATTATGAATGTGAGCGAGAGCGGCGGCTCGAATGTTGCGGTAAAAAAGCGCGGCGAAAGAGCCAGGGCGACGTTCGAGGTTACGAACAAAGGCGCTGCCCTGATAGACGCCGAAGGCAATAGAACAGAGCTTTCTGCAAAACAGTCAGAAGTTGTTAAGAAATACGTAGAAATCAAAAACCGATACTTCAGCACGTCTGAAGCAGAGCAAAGCGGCAATATCGAGGCAGCAGCGGATTTTAGAAGCAAGCTGAACGAAAGCTATGATGCGTTCACCAAAAAATATGGGACACTCGAAAAGAACAAAAGGCTGCTCGGCAAAGATGATGAATTCCTCCGTGTGAGCGGGCTCGAAATCGTTGACAAGGAGGGCAACGTCTCCAAGAGCGCTATCTTTGAGCGGCCTACCATGTATCGAGAGAGAAAAACTTCCGCTTCAACAAGCAGCGAAGGGCTATCTATCGTCCTCAATGAAACCGGGCGCGTTGATGTTGACGAGATTGCAAAAATCACCGGGAAAACGGTTGACGACGTTATCGACGACCTGACTGACGAAATCATTCTTACGCCTGATGGCGATTACGTGCTGATTCCGCAATACCTCTCCGGCAATATCTATCAAAAGCTCGATGCGGTGCAGGGGAAAAAGGGATTCGAGCGGCAAGAGCAGCTCTTGAAAACCGCGCTCCCGAAACCAAAGACCGCGCAGAACATCGACGCGGAAATCAGCTCGCACTGGATTCCTCCAAAATATATCAATGAGTTTATCAAAGATCAGTTCCAGCCCTATGGTAAACTGGAAAGCAAGTACATCAAAGAGCTCGGCAGATGGGAACTCCAGAAGTTCTATTCCCCTATCAAGAAGTGGAGCACAAGCCGGGTAGATGCGTATGATCTGCTGATAGCCACCCTGAACAACAAGAGGATCAAAGTTACCGACACCAATTCTGACGGCACAAAGACCCTTAATGAAGCAGAAACGAAGATTGCGCAGAACAAACAGAACGATCTTCGCAGCGCTTTCCGGGAGTGGGTATTCAAAGACGGCGGGCGACGTGCAGAACTGGAAAGCATTTTCAACAGAACGCTGAACGCCTATGCCCCAATGAACTTTGATGCGCTGGCAGAAAAACTTGATTACGGCATAGACCCGTCGTCTCGTATACAGCTCAGGGATTATCAGAAGTCCGCAGTTGCGAGAATCGTTTTCGGCGGCAATACACTACTGCATCATGGTGTGGGAACCGGGAAAACGGCAACGATGATTGCAGCGGCGCACACTCTGAAAAGCACAGGAATAGCGCACAAGCCGATGTTTGTCGTTCCGAACGGCAAGACGCTTGACTTCAAGCGTGAAATCCTCGGAATGTACCCCGGTGCTAATGTGCTGGCGCTCGATGCTGACCTGCTCACCCCGAAAGAGTTGAAAAGGACAAAGGCCCTGATCGCGACAAATGATTGGGACTACATCATCATTCACAAGACTGGTTTCCAGAAAATAGGCGTTTCACCGGAAACGACGGCAGCGTTCATAGAACAGCAGCTTGAAGACCTCGAAAACGCCATAAGAGAGGGAAACATCTCAGAGAGAAGCGGCACCCGCTTTGAAAAAAGCCTCATCACCAAAAAGAAAAATTTGGAAGAGCAGCTCAAGAAGATTCTGGAAGCTCCGAGAGACGATTCTTCCACATTCGAGAACATGGGTGTTGACGCCTTGTTCGTGGACGAGGCACACAACTTCAAGAAGGTTGGTTTTGCGACTACGCAGCAGGTAAGCGGCGTAGACAGCGATACCAACGGCATCACGACAGACCTGTACATGAAAGAAAACTGGCTCCGTGAGCGTGGCGGCAGAATCGTTCTTGCAACCGCAACCCCGATCACAAATACCGTTTCGGAAATGTACAATATGACGCTTCACGTCAATCCTGATATTCTGCGAGAAGCAGGCGTCTATGCTTTTGACGGATGGCTGAACACATTCGGAGACCTGCGTTCTGATTTGGAAATTGCGTCTGACGGTAAGACGTTCCGCATGAAAGAACGTATTCAGGACTTCAAAAACGGAAACGAGCTTATCAGCCTGTATCGGCAGTTTGCCGACGTGAAACAGACGAAGGATGTTGTCAGAGACCTGCCGGAAGCCGAGGAAGTGACCGTGCTCTGCAAAGGCTCTGATTTCCACCAGACATTGCTTGATTCCTTCACTGCGAGAATGAGCAACAGGAAAGAAAGCATGTTGAACGTGAACAATGACGCCCGCGCAGCTGCTACAGACCTGAGAATGGTTCATTTTCTTGTCGAAGAGATGTTCCCTGGCACGAGTATTGAGGATCTGGACCTTCCGGATTCCAAAATCAACAAGGCTGTCGGCTACATCGTGGACGAGTACCGCAAATCAGAGAAAAACAAAGGCACGCAAATTGTATTCCTTGATTCCGGCATGGGGCGCGGGAACGCAAAACGGTATACGTTCAACCTCTACGGAGACCTGATTGCCAAGCTTGTAAAGAGCGGCATTCCAAGAAATGAGATTGCGGATATCGGAGACTATGACGGGGACGAGGCGAAGCAAAAGCTCTACGACCTTGTTAATGCCGGAACTGTCCGCGTCCTGATTGGCTCTACTGCCAAGATGGGCGAAGGCGTAAACGTTCAGAACAAAATGGTAGCGCTCCACGATCTGAGCGTTCCAATGCGGGCTGATAACCTTGAGCAGAGGCACGGGCGAATTATCCGTCACGGCAACGAAAACAAAAACGTAAGGATTTATAAGTACATTCAGGAGCAGTCTTATGACAGCTACCTGTGGCAGATGATCGAGCGGAAATCGAAATATATGGCGCAGGCATTGAACGGCGGCGACGCTTCCGACCTTGAGGAAATCGCGGCTGTGACGGTAAATGCGCAGCAGTCAAAAGCGCTGGCAACCGGCAACCCCGCCATCATGGAGAAATTCAAGCTCGAAGACGAAGTAAACACTCTCCGCACGCTGGAAAAATCTTTCTTTGCAGAGACGGCAGAAGCACGCCGCACAGCGGTAAAGTACCGAGCGCATGTTGCAGACTATCAGGCAAAGGTTAAAGCACTGGAAGAGATTCAGGAAGTTCTATCCAAGAATCAGAAAGACGACTTTGAAATCACTGTCGGTAATAAAACCTTTGACACCAGAAAAGACGGCGCGGCAGCCCTCTTTGTCGAATACATCAAAGACGGCGCGGCTGATTTGGGCCGTATCTACGGTCTGGATATCAGCAAATACACCCGCACGGATTCCAACCAGACCGGCGTTGTCCTCAACGGGAACCCGGACACGTTTATCGAGTTTGGAGACAGCCCAGAGGGGAACATCACAAGGCTGCTTAACGGCCTGAACCGCGTCGGCGAATCTATCGCTTTCTTCAAGCGGAATATCAGCAGCTCCGAAAAGACGATTGCAGACGCGGAAAAAACAGCGGCGCGGAAGACTTTCCCGCAAGCGGAAGAACTCAGCGCAAAACTCGCACGTCTGGAGGAAATCAACGAGGAACTCGGCATCAAAACCGACGACGTGGAGTTTGGCGTTACCGCAGAGGGAGAAGTTGAGGAGTCTATCCGGCGTCAAACTGGCCTCAGTAACCGGGAAGTGCTCAGTATGGCAGCGGATGAACTCGACAGCGACAGTCTGAACGAGGCAGAGCGGAACGCCCTGCAAATCTTCCGGGACAACCTCACGAGACTGGAAGAGGAACAGGACAACCGGCAGCGCCTCGGCAGAGAGTACAAGGATCAGCAGTTCACGAAGGGAGGCTCCCGTCAGGAGGCCGACCGGATTCGTGCTGCCATGTCAGTCTCAGATTCTAAGATTAAGGCACTGGAAAACCGGCTCCTTAGTCTTGAAAACAAAGAAGTCCTGAAGGGAGTGCTGGAAAAGGCACGGCGCGTGGTGGAGCTGGAAGAGCGGAAACGCGGGGATGAAAACCTGAAGCGCTACCGTGAGCGGCGCAATGAGAGCATGGCAACCCGGAAATACCGGGAGCGCGTGCGGCGGGAAGTGGAAACCCTGCGCGAATGGCTTATGCGGCCCAGCAACAAGGATCAGCGGGCGCACGTCCCGGCAGAGATTCAGAAGACCGTGGCCGACTTCATTGAAAGCATCAACTTCATGAGCAAGACGGCCCTGCGCACAATCGGGCTGGAAACGACCAAGGCCGACGAACGGTATCTGAAGAATCTGCGGAAGATGCGTGACGCCATCAAGGCCAACGTGGACACACAGGGATATTCCGGGTATGCGGATCTGCCGGAGGGCTTTGTTGATACCTTCAACGCCCTGATTACCAAAGCGGAACAGCATATCGGCGACAGCAGCGGCGTGTTTGTGGTCAATCAGATGAGCGCGGCAGAGCTTCAGCAGCTCGCACAGACGATCAGGACCCTTCGCAAGTACATCGTGACCATGAACAGCTTCCACAATAACGCCATGTTCCAGCACGCCTATGAGGCGGGCGAGGACACGGTGCAGCATCTCAGCAAATTCCAGAAATCCAAGAAGAGCGGCACCGCGTACAAATTCATGCGCTTTGACTACATGCGTCCGTCCTATGCCTTTGAACACTTCGGAAAGGGCGGCCAGAGCATCGAGCATGAGTTCCGGGAAGGACAGGCAACGCAGGCTTTTCTTGCAAACAGGATCATCGACTTTGCCAAAAAGACCTACACCGGCAAGGAAGTTGAGAAGTGGAGCAAGGAGACCAAGACCTTCACCACGACGGACGGCGAGACCGTGACCATGCCGATCACCCATCTCATGAGCCTGTACTGCCTGAACAAGCGCCCGCAGGCCCTGACGCACATCTACGGCGACGGCATCCGGGTAGCCAACTACAAGAACGGAAAGCAGGTGGAGCTGGACGAGGGGCACATTGTCACCATTGAAGACGTGCAGAAGATGATTCAGGAGCTGACGCCCCGGCAGCGGGAAGTTGCCGACGCGCTTCAGAAGTACATGAGCACAGAGACGGCGACATGGGGCAACTACGTCAGTCTGGCACGGTTCGACGTGGAGCAGTTCACGGAAGAGAACTACTTCCCCATCAACTCGGACGGGCGGTATCTCAGCACCACGGCAGACGAAAGCCCCGACAATGCGGGCCTGTACGCGCTTCTCAACAGCAGTTTCACCAAAGAACTGAAGGAAAACGCGGACAACCGTATCATTCTGTACAACATCTTTGATGTTTTCGCCAATCACACGGCGAGCATGACGCAGTACCGGTCCTTTGCCCTGCCGGTGCTGGACGCGCTGAAGTGGTTCAACTACAAGAACGACACCACTTCGGTAAGGACAAAGTTGTCCTCCGCATTCGGCGCTCCGCTGGATGAGCGGGCCGGAAGCGGCGCGAAGGGATACGCAGAACAGTTTGTTATCAACCTCCTGAAAGCCTACAACGGCACAGCGGCGCAGGGCGATCCCTACGACAGTTTCGGTCTCAAGGTCCTGCATCACTATAATGGTGCAGCAATCGCATTCAACGCCCGTGTTGTGATACAGCAGCCGACAGCCATTGCCAGGGCAGCAATGATCCTTTCTCCCGCAAAGCTGGCAAAAGGGTTAGGCATGAGTGTCGCACAAATGCGGAAACTCGCCGACGAGATGGAGCAGCACAGCGGCATTGCCGCGTGGAAGGCGCTGGGCTTCTATGATACCAACATCAGCCGTGGCCTCACGGACCTGATCAAGCAGAACCCCGGAGTCCTTGACCGGACAATGGAGATCGGCACCAAGGGCGCGGAAATGGCCGACCGGTTTACATGGGCGGCTATGTGGTACGCGGCCAAGGACACCGTAAAGCGCAGCGACTACCGGACGGAGGAAGAATACTTCAAAGCGGTAACAGACCTGTTCGAGGAAACCATTTACAAGACGCAGGTTGTGGACAGTCTTCTGACGAAAGCACAGTTCCTGCGCTCAAAAGGATATTGGGCGCGCGTCTCGGGAAGTTTCATGTCTGAGCCGTCGGCTACCATGTCGATGCTGGCAGATGCCTATTTCAAATACACGGACGATCTTCAGCAGGGCATGGGACGCAGCGAGGCATGGCAGCGCAATGGTAAGAACATTGCAAAGACAGCAGCGGTTTATGCTGTCGGGCAAATCATACTCGCGGGGGCGCAGGCTATCATTGACGCATGGCGTGACGACGACGAGTACGATTCTGAAAGCTGGTGGAACAATTTCGTTCAGAAGTATCTGAAGGCATTCAAGGGGAACGTCGTTGAAGAAGAGCTCGTACTCGGAAAAGTTCCTGTTATCTCGGAGATATGTGAACTCGTCAAGGGTGAACTTGACGAATGGGGCGTCTTTGAAAAGCTCGATCTCGATATGTATGGAAATGACGTGTCTACTGGACTTGCCCTGTATGCCAAATACCTGCAAAAGGCGCTTGATGTCTTCCGAGACAAGGTGCTCGGCAATAAGACCAACTACACCAATTATTCCATCGTCTATAATCTTCTCCGCTCGCTGTCAAATATGACCGGCATCCCGGCTGCAACAGTCACCAGAGAAGTAATTGATCTTTGGAACAACACGGTAGGCTACCATGCGCCAAGCCTGAAGGTAAAGACCTACGAGCGGGCAGCAGACCGGAAGAAGCGCGAAGGCTATACCGAATTTGTCCAGGATACCGGCCTCAGCCAAAGCGAGTATAACGCCATCTACACGGCAGCCGACACTGACAATGACGGCATTGAACAGGCTGAAATCGGTCCTATTCTTCTCGAAAAGCTGTCTTCCGGAGAACTCACGCAGCAACAGGCAGAAGCAATCTGGAATGTGCAGGGCTGGCAGACTGATTTCCAGAAATGGGCTAAGAAGAACGGCGGCGGTGATATTGTGAAGACCGAAGAGCCTGCAAGCGTCCCAGCCGCAACAAAAACCGCAGTTCCCTTCACGCCAATGGCGGCCCCGGCAGCGACAGCAAAGCCGGAGAGCACAACCGCCGGTGTGACTGATTACAACAGCTTCAAGAAGTCCGTTCCAATCTACAACGAGAATATGGATACGGCCTATAGTCTGTGGGAAAGCACCGTGCAGCCGCTCGGTATCAGTCTAAGCCGGTACGCGGATATCATCATTGCTGCCAACGCTGACGGCGCAGGCACTTCCACACAGGACGAAATGGGTATGTACCTTGTGTCTCAGATGAACAGCGGCGAGCTGTCGTATGATCAGTGCTCCGCGATCTGGCATACGATCTGGAGCAAACCCAGAAGCAAGACCTTTGCCAAGTGGCTGAACGGATGAAAGGAGCAGAACATGAACAACGCTATCACTCGCTTCTCGCTGGATCTCGACCAGCAGGATTCACAGGTTTATGTCACTGTCAGGAAAGGAGACACGGCCAAGGGCCTGTCCGTGATGCTGAAGGAGAGCGGCACTCCCTACAGCATTGCGGCGGGCACCACCGCCGTTCTCGCGGCACGAAAGCCTGACGGTACATATATTAACGCGAGCTGTACGATCACCGAGGAAAACCGGATCGAAGTTGTACTGCCCGCAACATTCACGGCGGCTGCCGGGAAACTCGAAGCGTGCTTCGGGCTGTCGGGAGGAGGAGCGGCACTGTCTTCCCCGCCCTTCACGATCTTTGTAGACGAACCGGCGGCAGCTGTCACATGAAAGGAGTTCAACTGAATGGCTAACAGACCATATCTTGACCAGATGGAAGTTGACGGCGTTACCTACGATCTCCGGGCGGCCAACGGCACGCCCCTGATTGAAGGGTACGGCGGCAACGACCTGTCGGAAGAGTTTTCCACCGCTGAAGCGCTGCACACAGCGATTGCGGCGGGCGACTTCTCCAAAATTCACATCGGGGATTACTTCCCTGTCACCCTGAACGGCAGCTATAAAGACTTCGCACGCTTCACCGTGCCCAGCGGCACGACCTATTACACCGACGCGGCGCTCACCACCGAGGGCGGCACCACGGAAGCGGATCTGGAAGGCGAGTATCAGAGCGCGACGGCGATCAAGTTCAAGGTCTCCGGCACCGACGTGTACGCCTCCATCAGCGACTGCACGGCCGGATTCACCAAGAGCATGAACGCGAATGTAAAGCTGGAAGTGGCTGCGATCAACCCGTACCTGAGACACGGCGACACGGAACTGACCGCGCAGCACATCCTTCTGTGCTCCCGCGACTGCCTGCCGCCGACGCTTCAGTATCGGTGCAACAACAGCGTGTGGTACGATACCACGCAGGTCAACCCGTGGCGCGGCTCCGCTCTGTGGGAAACCCTGAACAACGCCGACGACGGCATTATCAAGCTGCTGGAAGCAACCAGCCTCGGCGCTTACATCTTCAAGGGACCCAACAACAAGGGTATGCGTGCCATGCTTGCAACCATGGCAGCGGGCGCAGGATCACCCACAAACTGGGCGTGGACGGACAGAGGCAGACTGTTTCTGCCGACGGAACGCGAGGTTTACGGTGCTCCCGCGTGGGGCAACGCCGGAGGCTACGAGGCGGGCGACCTGTATAATCAGTGGCCGATCTTCGCCGGGAGCGCCCGTCACATCATGAAGGGTGCCGGAGACGGCGGCGGCCGTAGCCACTGGTGGTTGGAGACCGCCACCTCGGCCACGACC